CGCCGCAGGGGTGCCAACGAAGCTGGGGCCGCCAGGGATCACACCGTCAGGAGGCGACATCATCCACCTCGCGCAGTTGCGCCACGTTGGGCCGATCCGCAGCGAGGCACTGCTGATGTATCTCGCGGATCAGCGGATCCGACACGCGATGCGGGATCGCTGCCTCGCCAAGAATGCCCAGCACCTGCTGCCAGCGTTCGGCGGTCAGGGTGACGGCGATGGCTGTCTGCGCGTCGATCATGTGAGCCTCACGCCGAGGTACTGTCGGTGACCAGTCCATAGGCCGCCAGCGCCGTCATCAGACTGGCCAACGCGGCATTCGACCCTTTGGCACCGGACACTGTCGGCTTGGCCACTGGAGCCGTGTTGTTAAAACCGATGGTGCTGTTGAATCGCGACGGCCCGGTGACCGTTATCCCGTTATTTGTTTCAAACTGCACCGAGTTCGTATTTACTCCGGCTGCTGAGGTATAGCGAATGAGCATCGGCGCATCGGCCAGCGTCCTGGTGTCATGCTGAAAGAACCACGCCCCCTTGGCCGTGTTGGGTCTAGCCACCGCACCGGCTCCAGTGATGTAGAGGTTGAACGCCAGATAGGCGATTGCGCCTCCGCTTGCGCCGACCTGATACGAATAGCAAAGCGAGTTGGCGTTTGCCGCGACGCTGTCGCCCATCTGGAACGTCAACCCGGAATTGCCGCTTGTCACGGTCGTCTGCTGCACCAGCACCGTGCCAGTGAGCGTCGGGGCTGCAGTCAACGCATAGGGCGCCAAAGCGGTCGTGATCTGCGCTGCGGTCTGATATCCGCTTGGATTGCTCGCCGCATACCGGCTGGTGTCTGACGGGTGAACGTGATCAGCCTTTGCCCATGTCGTGCCGGCACCAATATCGGCACTACCGTTCATCAGCGGGAGAGTGGATGAAGCAACCGGGACACTGGCCGTGGTGGCGTAGCCTGACAGCAGCGCAGTAAACCCGGCACCGGACACCGCACCGCTGGCCGCCAGTGTGGTGAAGGCGCCGCCGGCAGCCGCGACATTGCCGGAACCATCCACCGTAAACCCGGTCGATTTCAGGAATGCCGTGCTGAACGTGACGGCGCTGAAGTCGATGCCGAACGCGCAGGCATATGGCAGTGGCCCGGCCAGTAGTGGGTTTGATGCAACCGTGCTGATCAGCCGCCCGTCCGACCGGATCGGCCAATATCCGTCGTCGCTGCCGAACGAGATGCCGGTCGGCATCTGTTGGTTGGTGTTACGCGCCTGCCCCATGCCGAGCATGTAATCGGTCTGCATTTGCAAAACTTGATCGTTGTTCTGCAATGCGATCTTCACACCCTGCAGCCGCGCCGCGCTGGCGCCCGCACTGATGCCCATGTTGAACTCGTGCGCGATGCAGGCGTCCCAGAATGTCGCGCCGGATTGCAGCGTTGCAGAGCTGATCCCGCCCCACAGAGAACCCCAGCTGTTGCCCGATCCAGATGTGCCGCCGACATTCCCCGAGGCGCGCGCGTAGGTCCACTGGCCGGCGAACATATTGCCCGCGACCGCCGCCTTGTTGCCGGTGCCGCCGGCATAGTTGAAATCAATGTTCAGCCCGAGACGATTGCCGATCGAGGCGCCGCCGCCGCCGTGATATTCCAGCGAGAACTCGGCCATGCCGCCACCGACTGCGGCGCTCATCGTGTCGGTTATGACGTTGAGGCGCATCAGGCCGAGATTTCCGCTCGACTTGGTGCCGGACAGGTTGGTGCTGAAATTGAACGGCGTCACAAAGTTGGCGCCCGCACCGAGCGCCTGATTGTTGGCAACGGTAATGCCGCCATCGACGGTAAAGGTGATTGGCACGGTGGTGACGCCGGCCGATGACGTAACACCGAATAGCAGCGAGGTATCCGCTGCCGTTCGCACGTCATGCTGGATGGCCCAGCCGTTCTTGGCGGCATTGATACGCGATCCACCCACGCCAGCCGTGTTGACGTATGAATTGAACCCGATAGAAGCCACGGCGCCAGAAGCCGACCCTACCTTGTAGCTCAACAGCATCGGGTTGTTGTTGGCGGCCAGTGTATCGCCAGCGTGCAATATTGCTCCAGAGCCAAGGCCCAGACCAACGGTTCGGCTGAATGTCGTTGGCCCCGTGACGATGCCGCCGGTCAGCGGCAGTGTCGCTATCCATGCCGGCGTCGCTCCGCCGCGCCCGTAGATCGTGCCGTCTGTCGGCGCTTCTGGAAAATCCGGTCCAGGAGGTCCGACAGGCCCGACAGGTCCAGGTGGCCCGACAGGTCCAGGTGGCCCGACCCACTCAGCCGGATCAGGCGGCCCCTCGGACGTGCTGTAGTCGCTGTAGCGGATGCGGTAGGACATGGCTCAGAAGTAGCTCCCACGCATGGTTTCGCCGGATGTCGGCAGAGCGATGAACCGGAAGATGGACACCTCGGCCTGACGCGCTTCCTGCGGGTTGCTCTGCCCGCCGAACAGCGGAGCCAGCCGCTGCGCCGCCATCAGCACGTACGCATCGGCGACCGGCTCCGGTATGTCCATGGATGTCCATCGAGCGATGCCCCGGCTCACGAGATCGTCGTGGATTGCCTGCACCGCCTGCTGCGCGTTGTCGTCAGCGCTCAGCACCATGACGCCAGCCCGCACCCGGCCCTCCAGCAGCTTCACCACCGCCGGGTCCGCCGTCTTGCCGAACGCCGTCGAACCGAATGCCGCCGTGAGCTTGGTGTATTCCTCGGCGAACGCGCGCGGGATGGCGTCCTGCGTCCAGAACACCGTTCCCTGCGCGTCGAGCGACGCATGCACCGAGGCGACGCGGTCGAGCATCAGCGCCTGATCGGATGCTAATGGCGTCTCGTCCGAGGCGATCACACCCAACTCGACCAGCGCCTGCGTGGCGATCGTGGCAGGCGTCAGCACCTCGGTGAGCGTCGGGCTGTCGCCCACCGGGACCACGCGGACACCCAGGCGCCTAAGCGCCTGCTGTGCCACGGTTGCGACGGATCGCGTCACGCGACAGTCACGCTGTTGGATACCGGCGCTGCGGTAGAGCCAGCCGCATTGGTCGCCGTCACCGTGCAGGTAGCCGCCTTGCCGACATCGCCGGCCTGCACAGCGTAGTCAGCCGTGCCCGTGCCCGCGTCCACACCGTCGAGCTTCCACTGGTAGGCGTACGATGTCGGCTCGCCCGTCCAATTCCCCATGGTGCAGTTCAGCGTGCTGCCCGACTGCGTGACGAGCGGCACATCAACCACGGTCGGTGCAGTCGGCGTCTCGCCACCACCGCCATTGCCGGTGCCAGGCGGCACGTCCGGGTCGGTCACCTCGTTGCTCGGGTCTTGCGGGTCCAGTCCCATCTCGACGTAGCCCGCGTTCCTCAGCAGCGTGTTCTCCACGATGGTCGGGTAGACCCCTTTGGCGCCCGCTGCGGCGGCGCTGTCAGGCGGCAGCACGACCTGGGCACCGATAGTGCCCGCAAATCCCTCCTCCGTCGGTGGCTCAATCTCGGCCTGCTGCGCGCCCTGGATCACCGGGGCCGGCACTGGCGGTGCGGGCCGCACGTTGCGTCGCTCGTGCTCGCGCTCGTCGTTCATGCCCGTGCCCTCTGCTGGCGCGCACTGTCGTCACCCGCCAGGCCCTGACTGATGCCGGCCGCTAGGCTGCTGACCTTGGTGGCGCGGGCATCTGGCAACGGAGGCGCCTCACGCTGCACCATCTCGTCGTTCATGCGCGGACGCGGCGGCCCGCTGCAGTCGGCCGGGTCAAGGCCCATCTCACCGAGCCACGTATCGCGGGCGATCGTATTGCCCTCGATGGTGCCAGCAGCGCCGCCACGGGCGCCCAGGGAGCCGTCCTCGTTGAAGTCCAGCACGACCTGTGCGCCGATGCTGGCGGCCGCCCAGCCGGCCCGTAGCTCGGCCTGCTGCTTGTCCCGCGCCGCCTTGTCCTCGGACGACAGCGCCTGCCGGCGCCGCCCCTGGCCACGCTGCTCCTGCCGTGCCTCGCGCTCGTGCTGCTCTTCCTGGCGCGGTGTGTGGTCCTCCTGCGGCGTGCGTGCCGCCGGTCCTGCGCCCGGATGCGGCATGCCCCGGTCGTCGTCGTCTCGCTTCTTGTCAGCCATGGGAAGTCTCCCGGTTGGAGGTGGAGGCACGCCGGCCCCCACCTGTCCAATTACAGGAGGCGGCCGCGACGCTTGGCGAATACGATGGGATCGATGGCCCACTTCTTCGAGTTGCATGACCGGCACAGCAACTGGATGTTGCTGATCCAGTTAGAGCCACCTCGCATCAGTGGGACGATATGGTCTGCGTGGTAGCCCTTACCGAGGGCCACTGTGCAGTAAACGCACTTACCTGCCTGTTTCTTGAATAACGCCTTCAACTCGTCTGCGGTGAACGATCCTTCTGCCTCACGTTCACGCGCTCTGCGACGCTGCTTGATAGCCCGAGATGCCTCCGGGTTCTCCTTGCGCCACTGTTGGACCTTCTCGGGATAGCGTTCGCGCCAACGTTGCGTCTTAGCCGCGGCTCGTTCTGGATAGGCGATCGCCCATGCTCGACCGGTCTCTGCAATCCGCTCTTTGATAGCGGGTTGTAACCGATGGGCCTTGAGCTTCTCTGCGTGCCTCTGGTTGTAGAGATTCTTGTGCTTCAGAGCGGTGTCGCGATGGTTCCAGTAATATGCTCGGAACCTATCCCGCATCCCCTCATCGCCTAGTTCTACCTTGAGACGCTGATAGCGCTCCGCAGTCTTGACGTTCTTCTCAGCGCGGTGTGCCTCGTCATACTTGAGCGCATAGCGACGCTTGTTTTCTAGCTGCTCATCGGTCATGGCTGCCGTCCTGGCACACAGGATGCAGCCGCCGTCCACCGTGGTTCGTTCGCTGATGTGTCCGTATTTACAGGGCCTATCCGGCCCCATGAAGTAGCGCTTCAGCCCGTTAACCTTAGCCTCGGCGCGCGTGACGACCGGCCCTGAGTAGGGCACGATTGGGAGAGCCATGACGGTGTTGCCTCATCGTTGTGGTCAGAGGCCCGTTGGTGCGTCGAACACCTTCGGGCCTCGCCTCCTTATACGTCCGGCTCTGCTGTGTAGTCAATGCGATTATGCATCTGGTTCACTGGCCGACCAGATTGTAAATACGCCGTTGTCTACAGGTTTTGTCTGATCGACTGTAGGGTCGGTGCCGAAACGCAACTTCGCCACGCCCCTGATTTCCATTACGCCAACGCCACTAAAATAGCCATAATCCCTCTCGTTCGTTATGGCCTTCGTCCGCTGTGCCCAGGCAATGCCGAGAGCCTGCGCGCCACAAAGGTAGGACGCCGCTGCATCCACCGTAGCGCCTGCACCCACGTCTGGCACGACAGGCAGTTCGGGGATTTCACGTATAATCATGCCATTCCAAAGTATATCCCCTGCTGTAAACAGCGGATTGTCGCGGCCACGGTCCCACGCATACTGCAGGGCATTGATGATCGTCGGGTCTTGCATAAGGTCGCGGAACGGCAGGCTTGGCACGAACACCACGTACCACTCCTCATCGCCGCTCACCCGGATCGGACGGATCTTCGGATTGGCGGTGCGCGCAAGCCGCTTGGCCAGGGTGAGCTGTGCGGCTGTGAGCTTGTCGGCGGTGTTGTCGATCGTGGTCAGCGCGGTGGCATAGACGTTGGACACCGCGTTCACCTTGGAATTGCCGAACAGCACGCGGTCGGCGTTGTTGGTGAGCCACGTATTGCGCTGTGCTGCGGATGCTGCCGCGTAGGTGAGCTGCACATCGCCGTCAGCCGTGATGGCACCGAGCGAGGTGATGATGTCCGCTCTGAGCTTATTGGCCGCCCAGTTCTTCAGCACCTGGCGCCCGGCCTGCAGCAGATCGATGACCGACTTCTGCTCGTCCCACTGGCTCACCGCCACGGCATGGCGGATGACAGACACCGCCACTTTCAGGCTTCGGGCGTTGAGGATTTCCTCATTGCCTTCGAGCACGGTGTTGCCGGTTACGCCTGCGCCCACCAGGTTGCGGACGGTGGGGAAGACGACGCTGTCGCCGGGCTTACGCGTAAGATCCGTTTGAAGCTGGATCATCGCGTCCATACTTGTGCCGAAGTATGGGCTGAACTGGTTTTCTCTGAGATATTCTACCCAGAAGTCGGAACTCCATTGGATTGGAGTTAGTCCCGGCCTGGCGGCCGTTACATTCATGTCAGCCATTGTTGGGGTTTTCCGCACTGAGCGATGCGGACTGCTTCAACGACCCTATGTCCTTGTGGTCGAAACGCCCGGACGAACGACCCGGCGACGGTCGGCACCCGTCAGGCTCACCCGGAGACGGTGATCACCACTTCAACGACCTGGTGATGGACGAAACGCCCGATTGCCCCCGGCGGCGGGTAGGCACGTCCGGCTCTCCGAAGTCCACCGTGCCGACACCGGCAATGCGGAGGAAGCGCGGAGGGTCGATCACTGTGAACAGAACGCTCGCGGTGCTGCATCGGGCACAAGGCTCTGCACACTGTGCAGATGGCCCGTTCATGATCCTGCACATTCGCAGGAGCACACGACGCAATTGGTCTACGGTGAGTTCTGGCTTGTCCTGCACAGACTTAGAAGCGCGGCCCGACTGTGCCGTTAGTGCGCTTACGGTTCTGAATACTGGAAACCACGTCGTCGAGGCTCGGCTCACCGGTCCATCCTGGCGTGGTGCGCCCTGCGACGCTGCGTGCGGTGGCGAGGCTTGGCTGCATGCCGGCTGCGGGTGATACAGGTGCCGGGGCCGACTGGCGCTCCTGCTCCCACCGTGCGCGTGCCTCGGCCTCGATGCGTGTCTTATATTCGGCCGGGTTATCGCCGATCTCGGCCATGGCGCGGTGCTTCTCGACCTGCTGCTGCATCCAGCGATACGGATGCGGCTGGCTGTACATCTTCTGAAACAGCGTCTGATCGGCCTCGGCCATGCGCTTGAACTCAGCCTGCAGGGCACTCACCGTCTCGTCGCCAAGTTTGTCGCGCAGCATCCACTCGGAATAATTCAGGTTCTGGTTGATCTGACGCTCCATCTCCACCTGATGGGCGTATTGCTGATAGCCGGCGGGGTCGGTGGTGGGATCGGGCGGTGGCGCGCGATAGACCGGCTGTGGCGGGGGTGGCGGCGGAGCACGCTGCGCCTCCTCCAGTTGCCGGCGCAGTGCCGCCAATTCACCCTCGGCGCGGCTGGCTTTTTCCTTCCAGTCCTGGCGACGCTGGCGCTCACGCTCCAGAGCCTGATGCGGGACGTAAGGCTGGCCGTTGTGGTCGAGCCGCTCTGCCGTCTCTGCGTCGTCCTCAGCCGGCTCTGGGGCGGCCTTAGCTGCCGGCTCTGCCTTGGGTTCCGGCTTTGGCTCTGGAGCCGCTGGCGCTGCCTCTGTGGGCGGCGTAGGCGGTGGTGGAGGCGCGTTGTCGCCTGCCTCGCTGGCGAGGAAGTTCTCTAGTTCTGTAGCCATGATGTCCTCGGGAGTTAGCGCGCGGTAGGCGCTGCGGGCCTTGGGATTGGCGTGCGCGCCAGGCGATCGGCCTGGATCAGCGTGTTGAGCGTCTGATGATGGGTCTGCGGTATCTTGGCTGCCGTCAGTGCCGTGGACGCATCCTTGTTGCGGATTTCCGCCTGCATCTTGGCGAGTTCCGTCATGTGGTGGGCCATCGCCATTTCCGGCGTCATCTGCGTCGGATCAACCGGCGGTGACTGTGGCTGTGCGGCGTTGTCCGCCGTGTAGGGCTGGCCATAGGGCGGCGCACTGTATTCGGCGTGCATGCCGTGGACACCGCGCACGCTGTTGATCTTGCGTTCCTGCGCGAGTGCCATGTCGGCCTGTGCCTTGGCCTGCTTGCCCTGAATGTCGGCGGCCTTGTCGGCAGTGGCGATCTGCTCGGCCTTCTGCTGCTTTTCAGCCATCGCCTTTTGATGTTCCTTCAGTCTCTCCAGCAACATCTCTTTGTCACGCAATCCGCTGGCGGCTATCAGTATCTCCGGTGGGATCAATCCAGGCTGCATGCCTGCGAGTTGCACGAGTGTCTGGAATTGCTCATTGGCGATTGACGGAACATCGATGCCCTCGGCAATCGAGATATCCACATCCAGCGACGTGATGTCGTTCTCGACCTCGATGACCTGATAGAGCCGAGGATCGCCGGGCACGAGCTGCATGCGCTGCGCCGTCATGGCGCGCTTCTCGTCGTCCATCTTCGCCAGCATGTCGATCACGCGGACCGGCTGGTTGATGCCGACGTATCTGACATCATTCAACTCATCCGTGACCCTGACCCACTTGCCGCCGGACCAGAACTCGCGCGCGGCCATCCACGCCATTTCATAGACGCGCCGGCTCCACATGCGCAGCGCATCGGCGAGTGGCTCGTTGGCGGCCTGCCCGCCGGCCTGCTGTGCCAGGATCGCGCGACCGGACAGCTCGCGTGGATCGGTGCCGCCCATCGCTGCGTTCGGCCCGGCAAGCTGCATCTCGGCGGTCGCATGCTGCAGCAACTGGAACTGCCCAGTCGCCAGTTCTGCGCCGCTCTCAATCTCGAATTTGAGGCCGGGCATGATCTCGACGTAACCGTCCGGCTTGGCAACCTCGCGCCTTGCCTTGTCCACGTCCTGCACCGCGCCCTGCTCGGCGATCACCTGGCGCACCGACAGCAAGTGCAGAGCCTTGCTGCGTCGCTTGTTAATCTCATCCTGCAGCGAGATCAGCATACGGATCATGCCGTAGCGGCCGTTCTCGCGGTTGATGTAGGACGACTGCAGCAGCAACCCGCACGCACTCTTGCCGCGCCGATCCTTCATCTTGGACTTCTGCGGTGCGGCCAGCATGCCATGCTTGGTGTAGGTCGCCTGATACCAGACGCCACGCTCTAGCCAGTGGCATTGAACAAGGCGCACACGGCGGCGGTTGTTATCGGTCCAGAATGCGGTTTCCGGCCGGTCGTTGTAGTGGAAATCGACGGTGCTGAAGCTGTCCTCGATGACATCCAGCGCATCTGGATACATCTCCTCCAACTGGTCGCGGTCGACCCAGATCACGATGCCTTTGTAGCGGGCATCGGAGAAGTCGAACGATCGGCTGTGCGGGTCATACCAGACACGGTCCCACGGAACGTGCGTGATGGTGACGTTGGCGCCACCGTTGCCGTCGTCCTCCAGGCCGACCTCAGCCCCGCCGGCTCCCTCCACCAGCATGTTCTCATAGACGCTGCTGCGGATCATGCTGAAATTGTTGTCGTCGGCGATGAACCTCAAAGCCTGCGTGGCAGCGTCGGCGAGGTCTTCCTCTTGAGGCGTTCTGGCATACGCCTTGGGATCAGTGCGCGCCTTGCGCTCGATGCCGCACAGTAGCTGGATTTTCTCGATGCACTTGTTGATCACGATCGCCGGCTGCCCGCGCTTCTTCAGTTCGGCCAGTTCCTCCTTGGTCCACTGGGCGCCATCCACATAATCACGGTCGCGCTGCGCCAGGGTGATCTCGTCCTGCCGCGCCATCTCCGACTCTTCGAACCACCTGACCAGTTCGTCGTGCAGCTCATCGAGGTCGCGCGGATACTTAGCCTCGGCCTCGATGGTGCGGCCGTAGCGTTCTGGGTCGTCCTGCGGATTGGCGGGGCGATAGAGGGCTAGATCACTCATGTCCTGTAATCACGCAATGGGCCTAGTAGCTGTTCGTTGATCAGCCGCCCTGCGCCGCCCGGCTTCATCTCATTCGGGTCGTATGGGCTGACGCCCATCAGCGGCCGGTGAACGAACGCGTCGGCTGGCGATGCGGGTGACAACGGCAGCGCCCGTGGGTCGGACGGAGACTGCGGAATGCGTCTGTGCGTCTGCTCCTGCTCGATCAGGTCCGCGAGTTGCTTCGCTGTCAGCAGCGGCGCGTTGTCGTTGAACCAACCATCGAGCGATGTAGCGCCTTCCGGATCACCTCCTGGGGCACCGATCAGCCGCAACGCCTGCGCCAACGCATTGCGCTGCTGCGCCTGATAGGCACCGAGCATGCCCGGCTGCATCAGCGCGTTCTGCGGATCGAGGGGTGGGATGATGGCAAGGGCGTCGCTCATGCGCTAAATATCCGCCTCCCGAGGCTCCAGTTTCGAGCGCAGCCACCAGTCCACATCATCACGCGGCGTGGCATCGAAACCGCGTCGGAAGTCGTCCACGGTCATGTTCGGGATCGGCCCCGGTCGTTCACTGATTGCCATGGCTGTTCCGGATTAAGTGCCACCGATCCGAACCGGAATTTGGGTGGCGGGTCGGTGA